ATAGAAGACCAAAAGCGAGTGTGAGAGAACTTGCCATTTTCGTCTGTAGTTAATTTGTCGAAGAGTTTCACAGCAATTTAAAATGGACAATTAGTGCCCATACTCCTTGTGCAATCAACAGCAAGATAGGTGCAATCCAATAGATGCGGTCAATCCGTTCAGACGTTGTACCTAATCTCTCACGCAAATTTGCTCTATCAGCATCGCAAATTTTTAGATGAATTTCAGTACGACCTTTGAAGTCTTCAAGCATAGTCACTCGATTTTCGTTTTTTGTGAGGGTGACAACTGCAGATGACAGTTCTTTCATGGACTCAGCTTGCGTATGCCCAGTATTGGCCTGTGTTTCAGCAGCCATTGCTAACTTTGTCATGCTAAGTCTTAACTCTTCGAACCCCTTTGAATTTTGGTCAATGTGGGTTTCAAGTCGTTCAGCAATATTGCCTAGAGCACCGGACACATGGTCAACTTCTGTTTCAAGTCGAACCAGTCTGTCATGACCATCTTGCTCGTCAGATGACCGTCGAAGTAGTGGAGCGGTTGCCATTTATACATCTACCGCAGTCGTGAATTCGTCTTGTGTCTTTAGCCAGTCGTACATAGTGCCGACTAGAGTATTAGCAGTTGTGGAATTCCACTGATAAGCCTGAGACTTAATGACTGGAGTACCTGCATCACGTGCTGCTTCAGTTGCATAAAAATCGACATTCAAAGTGAAGCAGTCTTTATTGCCCGCAAAACTGGAAATCTTTGCATATGCGTCAGGTAAATCAATACCGAATTGCGTTGATATTGCTAGTTTAAGTGCCATTATTATTCTCCTAATTACATAACTTCTGTCGTGTCAATGCGTGCCATCCAGTCAATGTTAGTTGCTGCTGCACCAGTAACAGTGAATTCAAGTGTCTTATTCGTATTATTTACTGCGACAGTTGCAGTCCAAGCAGATGCTCCAGTGTCTGCAGCAATTACATCGGAAATTGGTGTGCCTATCATAGATACAGTGGTTGCTTGATTCTTTGCAGCACCAACAATGCGAATGACTTTTGCATCACCCGTGCTTGTATTGCGACCAACAATAGTTGCAGTAAAGGCCACAACTTGACCGTTATAGATACCGATGGTGTTGTATAAACCATTAACCGCTGCGCCTGTTGCAGTTAATACAGTAGCAGTCGCATCTGTTGTAGCCCTACGTTGGTCATAGAAAGATACCTGACTATCACCGGCATTTACCAATTGATTTGTCGCATAAACTTTTTGGTACCCATTGACGAAAAACACATTGCTACCGCCAATACAGCGAACACCTGCACGAATATTACCTAATGAAGCATTAGTTTTAGCAGAAGCACTTGATGCAGATGCTGCAGTACCATGCATAATAAGAACGCAATTATCTGCAGCCAATTCGCCACTTGCAGGCATCGCACCTGAAGTTCTAATCATTATCGAATTATTGGCAGTACATGTAGAAGTAGTTAATCCATTACCACCTTGACCAGTGATAAAGATACTTGGTGCTGTGTTGCCAGTTGCAGCCAATCCAGAACCTAAAACTATGTGGCCTGTATTTGTAGCACTACTTCTGCCACCTAGAACAATAGCACCACCACCTGCTGCATTTGCTGCTTGACCTACTGCGACGTTTGTGACACCACCTGCTGCAGATGGTGCTTGTGCAGCAGTCCAGCCAGCCATACCATAAGTGCCTACTCCACCAACTGGAAGGAACACAATACCAGTAGTGCCTATAGTGATTGCACTTGTCATACACTGCCAAGTTGAACCACCATGAACTGTACCTGCCATAACTGGAATGATTGTTCCAGAACCAAGTGTTGCAATGCCGGTAGTAAAGTCTGCTGCACGGGTCCAAGCACCTGCTGCTACAACATAAACGCCATTTGCTGAACCAGTTGATTGATTTTTAACCAATACTCTGTTAGTAGCAACAACTGCAATACCATCAATCGTCTGTGTTCCAGATAAGGTAATATTTGCAGTAGTAGCAGCATTAACAGGAGCAAGCGTATATGAGGCACCACCTCCACCAGATACTGCAGCCCATGATGCTGTTGTACCGTTTGTAGTTAGATAGTTACCTGAGTTACCTGTTTGTGTAGGAAGCAATCCACTTAGTGACTGGTCGCCTGTATTCGTACCAGATAAATTTGAGCCAGTAACTGTACCTGTTGCAGCAACTGAAGAAGGTGTAATTGCACCAAGTGTCAGTGTAAGTGCAGGAGTAGTTGTTCCTGTTGCTACAGAACCAGATACGCCATTTGCTGTAGTTACAGATACAGAAGTGACGGTACCTGTATTAGATGTGAAGCCGCTTGGATTGGCTGCATCATATGGAGTATAGCCAAGTCCAGTGGTAATCTCCATATATCCAACACCAGAAATATAGCCATTTGGATTTGTATCTGGATATGCAGTAAAGCCAAGTGCATCTTGTTTACCAGATAATGCAGTTGCCAAATCAGTTTGGTCAGACAATAAGCCAGTAATTGAACCCCATGTTCCACCACCTGAACTACCTGCTACCCATGATAGAGTTGTTCCATCTGTTCCAAGTACATTACCACCTTGACCTGTTTGGTCAGGAATTACAGCACTCCAAGTTGTTCCACCATCACCATTCGCAGTAAGAACTAATCCTGTTGAATAGATGTCTTGCGCTGGAAGAATTGTTGTCCAACTAGGAATAGTATCGCCATTTGATGTAAGCACTTGTCCAGCAGTTCCAGCAGTACCAGAAAAATGCCATGCGCCAGAACCCTTAATACGTAAGTTCTCAACCATTGCGCCATTGGCTGTACCATCACCAAGGAACGACATATCTTTATTGACATCAAACGTAGTTATAACAATGTCACCACCGACACCAGTATAGCCAGTAAAAATTGTTCCACCATAGTCTAATATTGGGTTTGGTGTACCACCAAGGATATTAATGATGCCCCCATTATCTCCACGGCCACCTTGAATATTAACTTCACCGGCTATACCGCTTAGAAATGGTGCTGTGGTTGCATCGCCATTGCCATATCCACCCCCATCACCAGCACTACCACCCATAATTGCGACACTACCTGCGACTGCACCTGAATTAATCGCAGGGATTTGTGGATAACCCCCAATAATGGATACTCCACCGCCATTACCCATCCACGATGTACCACCAACAATATTTACAGCACCACCAGTCTTAGCAACAGTAGATGAGGAGTTTCCATATGAACCCCCAGTTAATCTTACTTGTCCACCTTGGTTGACTAATGATGGTCCACCTGCAACGATCAATGTCTTGCCATATGCAGTGCCTGTCGTAACGGCATATGGCTGAATGACCAATATTCCATAAGAAGCAATGTTAGATTGGCTTGTCGTGCCACCAATTAGTAAAGTGTTTGTGGGGTCGTCGAATGTTAGGTCTGCAGAACCAGCAAGAACACCAGCATTATTAAATTGAATTTGTCTGTTAGAGCCAGCAACACCAATTGCTGGTGTAACCCAATTTGTATCGAAATCAGTTGCTGATACCTTTGCAAGAACTTGGCCTGTAGTTCCACCAACTACAACACCCGGTCCAGTTGCACCAGTACTTCCTGTTGCACCAGTATCTCCTTGGATGCCCTGAATACCTTGGGGTCCAGTGCTTCCTGTTGCACCAGTATCTCCTTGAATACCTTGTGCACCTGTAGCACCTGTAGCACCAGTATTTCCTTGTATGCCCTGAATTCCTTGAGGACCAGCAGGACCTGTAACAGTTGAATCTGCTCCAGCAGGGCCAGTATTTCCCTGAGGACCCTGAATACCCTGAATACCTTGTGGACCGGCAACAATTGAATCTGCTCCAGCAGGTCCCTGCGGTCCTTGAGGTCCAGTCACTCCCTGTATGCCTTGAGGCCCAGCAACTGTACTATCTGCTCCAGCAGGTCCAGGTGCTCCGTCTGCACCAGCAACTCCATCTGCTCCCGCAGGGCCTGCAGGACCAACTGGGCCACCCTGTACCTGTACTACAAGCGTATTATCTGCGCTGACAATTACTTTATAGACATCTTGTTGAATTTGAGTAGCCATTAGCGAGTTACCTCCTTAGAAATAGTTACAGTTCCTGCAAGTACTCGCTCAACATTATTTTCATCCGTGTATAACTCAACGTCATAAACGCAATCAAGTGACTCACCTAAAAATCGAATTGGGGATGTATCTGATGGAGGAAATGAAATTACCACTCTACCTGTCAGTGGAGTAATAACTACTTTCCCATTTGCTACCGTTGCAGCAAGAACTACTGGTTTATCGTAGTCTCGCCTAATTGTCATCCGTGCCAGATAACCGGTTAGGTCACGTGCTGTGCCTAAATTGTTCTGAAGGATAAAATCAAGTGCGTAGTTGGCCCCCTGATTGATAGTGATGTTGTATATTCCAGACATAGTGTTCTCCAAATACTCGTCTATTTAGAGAACCCCACGCACTATCGAGATTAATCAAGCATTACCAAGTAACTGAATTTACTTCTTCTACTGTAGTTGCTGCTTCAAGTGCAGTTCTTAACACTCTACCATGTGCATAAACATATTGTGTCTTCTGACCAAGAAGCAAACCTACATTTATCATCTGACTTAGTGTAAATGTGGCTGTCGTATTATCCGCAAGAGTAAAATCAACAGTCTGACCTGTTGTACCCAAAGCATTCATTGTCTGCAATAACAAGATTGCATCTGTAATACTGGTACGTGAAGCAGGAGTACAGTCGAATGAACCATATGGTGTTGTAAGTGGTGCATCAATTGCTGCAGTTCGTGCATCTTTAAGAACAGCCCACTTAGCCAACTTAAGCGCATCTAATCCACCTGGGCCAACAATACCTGTTCCAAGTTCTGTAAGTGTAGGATATGCAGTCATTACGTCTGCTGATTTCCATTTGAAGCCAAACACTTCTGACTCAGCAGTTAATGTCACATTAGCACTTGCAACTTTAAGATGTTTTTCTTCACCAAATGACTTTGTGCCATTAGTAACTGATCCGCTAATAACAAGCAAGTTGTCATCTGCCACTAATGCAAGTGTCGCACCCGTAGCAAGATGAACTGTTTCTACATAGTCTGTTCGTTCATTATCAGCAACACCTGTGCAGCACCATCTAACTGTGTCCTCTTGAGCAAGTCGTGTGAATGTACCTTCAGGAACAATGAACTGCTCTTCACGTGAAATCCATCCTGCAAGTTGGTCAGGCCATACGCCAGTTGGTTCGACCATCTTTCCAGAAAGTTGAATGTGGCAAGTAGGCATATCCTTGTAAGGTGTAGCCTTCGGATAAACATAAGTTTGCCATGCACCTGTAGGAAATGTGCATTTGTAAAATCTTATGCCATCTAATACAAATCTTTTGTAGATTGGTGCAGGTGCAGTTGAGTCAGTAACGTGGATGCGTGAATATTTCATAGTGTCTCCGATATATTTCCTGCATCTGATGCAACATCAACTGCCTTTGGATATGAGTTCTTGATTGACTTGATTTGGCTGTACCAAGGTTCCAATTTGGGAAAATTTCCCGAATCCATTGCGTGCCAAAAAACATCTAATTGCTTTTCTACTGGTGGATATGCCCTCTTGCGCAACTGAATGTATGGTTGCGGAGTAGGAGTTACTATCGGTTCAGGTGCTTGACCTCCAGTAATGACCGTGTTTGTTGCGACATCAAATGTGTCATAAAGTCCTGCTTCACCTTCAAACAGGAATTCACCGTCCTTCAACGTAGGTGGATGAGCGGCGTCACACGCTCCTGTAGATAGAATTTCGCCGGTTGAGTTGTATATTAGGTAGTTCATCTTTTTAATACTTGTACTGTTATGATTAATGGACCAAGAGCATATCCGTATAGCAAGTCACGTGTAGCATAAAATCCCCAATAGGCATTTGGTGGATTGGCATATGCCCAAACCGATGCACTATTTGAACGGGCTTGTGCTACATAACCACCACCAGATGCAACGTAGATTGCTCCTGGATTTGCACCGATGTTAGAAACAGTATCCTTACCACTTCCCGATGTGCCTTGAGAATTACCAAATGATGCATTCACTAAAATCCCTGATGCACCTGCTGGAATAGGTACCCAAATTTCAGCGGTATATAGGCCAGTAGCAGTCTGTGCGAAATATGTGGTTGTAATTTCTCCTCCAATAATTTTCCCCGCAGTAATGGTGTTACCAGTAATGTAGTCAGCACTCATAGTGCCGGCGTTAATTTTCGATGCGCTCAAGTTATTGATGTACGCATCGCCAATTGCTGCACTAGATATGAATGTGGAGATATTGCTTGATGTAAGCATCTGGTCCATAACTGGTGTCCAACCTAACCATGAACCCCAACCCGGTGCAGATAGTCGTCTCCATGTACCAGATTCAGATTTGAACACCTGCATAAAGCCACCAGCATCGGAGGTGCTCCAAGACTTTTCAGTTGTTAGTGTTCCATATGAAGCAGAACCAGGAGCACCAATTGAACTGGTCAATTTGAACTCTGTAGTGATTCCGACTGAATAAGTGTTAGGTGCTGCATTTGTATAACGAGTATCAATTGCTGGAAGTGTAGTTATCTGACCACCACCTGCACCAGATAATGCACCAGTGGCCGACATGGTAATCAAACCATTATTGATATTTTCTGCACCAGATAATGCTGCTACGTTTGCTGGTCTGCTTGATACATTGCTCCAAGTTGCTGTAGTTGCAGCATTTGAAATGTTTGTATTAACTGTTGATGCACCAGTTACATTGGTACTCCAATTTGCACCGTAAGTGGCATTTGTATCACCGGTAAAACCGAGAGCGCCAAGTGTCTGATTTGAGTTCAACCAACTTGCAGCAGGAGTAATATTTGCTGATGTAAGTGGTGTGCCTGAAGCAAAGATAACAGTTCCAGCAGCATCTTTGATACTTAAACCACGTGAGTCGATACATGCCGCAGTAATACTGTTCGCTACAATATGTCCCGCTGAAATTGTGTTTGCCCCGATATTTCCAGCAGCAAGTGTTCCGATATATGCAGATCCAATTGCAGCACTACCAATGTAAGTAGATACGTTGCCTACAGTAATTTGGCCATAGATATTTGAACCGAATGTAGCGCCGTAAGTCGCATTTGTTGCACCTGTGTAGCCAAGTGTTCCAAGTGAAATATTAGAATTCAACCAGCCAGAAGCAGGAGTGATATACGACGATGTAAGTGGAACACCAGAACTGAAGATAACTGTTCCTGCTGCATCCTTAATTGTCAAGCCACGTGAGTCGATACGGTCGGCAGTAACTGTGTTAGCGAATAACCTATCACCAGTAATACTACCTGCTACAATTTTGCCTGCAGTGATACTGTTTGCTGCAAGTTCGTTTCCGGTAATTGCGTTTGCTGCAATTGTTGCTGTAGTGATAGCACCTGCCAATATTGAATTGGTTGTTACTGCACCAACAGCAAGCGTATTCGCTACAACAGAACCTGCAGCAAGTGCAACAGTTGTTACGCTGTTTGCTGCCAATTTGTCCGCAGTAATTGCAGATGCAGCAAGTGAAGCAGTGACAACAGAACCAGCAGCCAATTTCGGTGTTGAAATTGCACCATCTGTAATTTGAGTAGCTGTAATTTGTCCAGTTAGTTTAGAAGCAGAAAGTGCAGCAACTTGTGCATCAGTCAATATTCCAGCAATATCAACTGCTGGAACTGCAGCAGTCCAAGCACCAGTAAAGTAACGGTATAACTTGCCATCACCAGTAAGGAATACAACTCGACCTTCGTAGTTGCCAGTTGTTGGTAATGTAGATACGACTTCAACACCGACATCAACTGCTGTTACCCAAGCAGTTCCATTCCAACGATACAACTTATTATCTGTTGTTAGGAACACGACTTGTCCAGCAGTACCAGTTAAAGGCAATGATGAAACAACTGTAATGCCTGGTTTAACAGCAACTGCATCTGTTACTTGCGCACTGACATTCATTGCTATGCCAGATGCTGACCTACTGAATGTGTCGTAATGACCTACCTTAAAGTAGTAGGTTGCACCATCAATTAAACCTACCTTAGTAAAAATACTTGCCTTACCATCAAATACTAATGTGGCAGAAGATAAAGCAAATCCAGTCGTATCGCTCATCCATACCATTGTTCCTGCATAATCAGTATCAAGAACTGCATCCCAACGGATCTCAATCGAACCATATCCGCCTAAGTGAGTAATGTTTGAAGGAATTGAAATTGCTGCATTCGTAAATGTCGCATTGATAACAGGACCAGTTTTGTAGTTTGTGTCACGACATCTAACTTCAACGATGACTGACCTACGTGGTCCGCCATCTGCTTGATTCATTTCGAATGTGTAAATGAATGACTGTGTAATTGTTGGAGCAACACTGGCGACATATACAGTTCTAAGAACCGTAGATGTGGTTGCATCTAAAAACTTCACTTCAAAATCTTTTAGTGTTGCTGTAGTAACTGCTGCGGGTGATGTCCATTGGAATGCAATACTTGCATTTACGAATGCAGTTGTTCCACCTACAATATGTAGTGCAGTTGGTGCAAGTAATGTAGAACCAGTTCCTGCAGTTGTTGAAATAGTGTATGTGCCAACGCAAGGTAAGGATTGATTTCCATATGCGCTGTTGGCATAAACCTTTACGTCATAAACTCCACTTGCTGCATTTGCAATCTCATATGACATCGAAGTCATATTTGTCACATTAGTCCAAGTACCAGTATTAAGTCTCCACTGCAGCGTGTATGATGCTGCAGCACCAGTGGTAGGAGCACCCCATGAAATCAGTAATGCACGAGTAATTGTGTTGTTGACATTATTTGAAGACTCACGGAACTCAACTGAACTTGGTGCTGAAGTAACAGTCTGAACTGCATTGCTGAATATTTCTGAAGGAACACTCAGATTTGCTTCTACTCGTGAATATTTGTTTGGGTCGTGATACAGTGCTTCAATATCGACAAGATGCTTATCTGACTGCTTCAGCGAAATTACCTTGAACTGTCGAGGTGCAGCAGAAGTCTTGACAATGAAGTCTGCACCTGCAAGAACTGCTTGTGAGAATCCAGCAGTGACTGTAAAGGAAGCAAAACTTCCTGCTGTCAAACTGATGTTGCGGGTCTCAATGGTTTTGCCATCTGCAAGTTGAACATCAATCGTGGAACCTGTCGTGAGCGTAACTGCACGGTCAAGGGTGACTGTAGTACCAACCACAGAAACAATTCGACCACCACCAACTGTTGTGGTGTAGTCCTCGTCATACAGTTTGACGACATCACCAGGCATCAAGTCGAAGCCATTCAGCGACATCTTCCAAGATGCAATTTCAGTCTGGTTAATTTCAGTGTCAAGTGCCCATAATCCTTGACGAATTGCTTGTCCTTCCGTAGTTGCACCAAATGCAGCCACGTCGGTTGGGTTGTATCCATATCGTGCCTCTGCTGTACTAAGCATTGACGTGTAGGTGGATGCAATTGTGGGAACAGTAGAAGCATCAATGGTTGTTACCCGTTGAAGATGTCGGTCTGCCCTATCATTAAAAGTAACATTGAATGCAGTATGACGGTCAAACAAGCCAGATGACTTGTATGTGAAATTTCCATCAATGACATTTGACTTTGTAATTAACTTAACAGGTGAAGTAGGTCTATCCTGTGTCAATGAAACAAGGCCATTGAAATAGACGACCTGTGCATGCATCATGCTTGCGATATTCTGAATGATACGCAATGCATCAGTTCTTTGAGCAATCGCACCGTTAAAGGTGAATCGAGGTTCAGAACCACCTTTGCCGTTACTTACCATTCCATCACAATAAACAGCAGCATCGAAAAATGCCCACTTGTCTATCTGTGACTCAGTAATGAACTCACCAAGTCCATATCTGTCATGTGTAAGAATGTCGTATAGTACCCAAGCAGGATTATCTGTCCAGAGAACTTGAAATGTTCCGTTCCACAAACCAGAATATGTACGAGAATTTGGGTTGTAGTTTGTTGGAACTTTAACCTTCAAACCTTTAACTAAGTATGAACGGCGTGGAATTGAATTACCAACTGATTCGGCATCAATAGCAATACCTACAACTGCAGTATCATTGTAAGGAAGTTTAATATCTTGAACTTCCGTCATGCGTGCCCAAGTTGTTGCATTACGCAAAGACGCAACATTAGAATCGCCAGTTGAACGACTTACACGAACATCCCATGTGCCACTTCCTACAGGTCGTTCTACACGATACTGTCGTTCATATGGTGATGTTGTCTTGCCCTCAATAGTGTATGTTCCAGCAGAGGTCCATGTACCAGATGAAGACAGTTTTGTGTCAATAGCAATATTGACCCCTGTGCCATTCATATCACCTGTAGTTGTATCCTGTAGATACAAGCCTTGAGGCAATATCATTGTTACTTTAACCGCATCAATATTTGCAGATGATGTGGTGTGAGCAACTGGGGTTACAGCAGTTACCGCTGTATTGATAGTAAGTTCTGCTTGTACTGCGGGAAAGCCTTGCATGTAATCTTGCGAAGGAAGACCAACACGATATTCCCAAGCAGTACGTGCGAAGTTGAATGTGCCATCATTGTTACCTAAAGGTGTATCGTTGATGTAGATGCCCTGTGCTCCACCACAAATACCTTCAATCTCACCCTCAGAAAGAACCTCAACAATTCGAACAATTGCTGACGAACGTAATGTGTTAGGTGCTTCTACTGCACCACTTCCACCTCCACCACCCTTACCACCAGCACCAATTATTTCTGTATTCATATTATTTTCCATTTATGCTCCACCTCCAAGCCACTGCCATGTCTCAGCAGGAACAGTAGTATCTGGTGGTGTAATTGCTGCAGGCACATATGCGATTTCATCAATGTCAACTCCAGCAGATATAACTGTAGAGCCAACAGTGAATGTTCCATAAACTAAGGGAATTGGATATCCCTGTTCCGTAATATTGACTGGACCACCATACAAGAATGATGGTCGTTCATCTGCTTTTGCTGAGCCGCCTGATGTTGAAATTGATGGGGCTAGTGCCATCATGACTAAACTGACACCTATATTAATGGCCACTGCAGTTGCTACTGAAACTACTGTCGCAGCAACTGCATAACTCATTTCCCATTCCATAATCAGATAGGCAATTGTTTCTGTACCAGAACCTTCAATTGGCAACAATACGAATATCTCTTCTGCGCTTGTTCCTAGTGGAAACTCAAAGGTTTCAGGTGAAATTGATGCGACTGCGTGCTTTTCTTCATCAGTAATGACAATAGCCAACCGTGGGTTGTCAATCATTGCTTCACGAAATCCTGTCACCTGCGAACAGAGTGCTGCAAACAACATGCGTGGGGTATCCACATCAAGACTAAGTTCAGTGACCCCTTCACTTCCTAGTAATCTTGAATCTATATGTACTTTTCTTAACATTCTTTTGGCCCCACGTAGCGAACAGTTCTAACAATGCATCGTTGCCACTTATTTAATGTATCTTGACCAGAAAGGCGGTTAAACATATGATGCAATATCTGATTAGGTCCAGTAATTACAGCAGCGTGGTTAGTTACTTTTGATGCAACCTTCATCATCACGCAATCGCCAATAACTGCATCCTTGTGGTCGATAGTTACGAAACCTGCATTTGTGAAATTCTCGTCATACAAGTCTTTGCCTGTATGCCACCACTCAATGCCACGAGCAAAGTTAGGTAACACGACATTGCGTTCTTGTTTGTACCAATCACGTATAATTGAATAGCAGTCATGTATGCCATGAATGAACTCTCTGCCTTCAAGTGGTTGAGTATGTTCTTCAAGCCAAACAAGTTGAGATATTCCATCACCGTCGGTGCTGCATATACCCCAGGGAATATTGCCTTTCATCCACGAGGTCATGTCAGTAGTCGTAGGCCATTCAGCAGGCCATCTACCTGATTCATTGCTTAGGTATGGATGCGAATGAAGCACGGCTTGCACTTCTCCGAGCGCTGCTGCTTTTACATAATGAAGAGGATCAATTCTGAATGTCTGTAAGGGGTCTGAAGATGAATTCGGACAAGGGATGTAGTTTCCATCAACTATCAGTCCGCAAGCCTCTCTGGGATAATGCTGTAGGACATGGTCCTCAAAGTCACTTAATGTTGCACTTGATAACTTCATATCAAGTACCTCTTAAAGTATGCGAGAACGGGAAACCCCTGGAAAGCCTTTATCTTTGAGGCATTGCCTCCGGGGGATGTACATGCCCATACGGTCAATGATTGATGTAAGTTGCCAAGTAATTACTTGCTTGTTGTGTAATGTCTTCTGCTCGACAATATAGACATCTGGACCAAGGAACTTTGAACCATCAGGTGATGAACCAGTAGCAAGGTACTTTTCGAATGTTCTAATTCGTGTAACTTTTGCACCAACAATATCGCCTAGAGAAATTACTGCTGACAGCAATGACTTGGATACGTTGGAAACAGAAAGTGATGGTTTAGCAGGTGCTCCACTTGCTGCAAAATCCCATCCATCAGTCACGATTGGCAGTTGTGTGTATGCAGTGGAACCGAATATCAATGCACTGCCTGCAGCATCACACGTATTCGTAAAGTTATAAACTGCACCACCTATGGCAGAGCAATCTAATGTGTAGAGTTCAACAAAACCAGAAGTTTGATTAAGTTGTTGTAAGTCGCTGTTCGGTGTAGTCATATATTACCTTTCGGTATATTTAGAAGATTTGTCTAAGAGTGAAAGATAAACTGTACATATCACCAGATACAGGTCGCTCTTGCACTCCATCAGATGTGACCTTCCACTTGGCGGCGACTCCTCCAGGAGGTGTCCAAGTAAAGTAATCCCATCCACCTACAGCGTCCAGTGCAGCCCACATAGTTGCACGGTCTGTTGTAGTTAAGTTCTCAAAACTAAGTGACCATTCGTCATACTTGTAATTAGTGCCATCCGGTGCTTCCTGTGAGTAACCATCACCAAATCGTGCAGATAACACACGGTTGGTGCGCTTTCGTGTAGCACCCTGCGATATGTAATTAGTTAAAGGCAATGCCATTGACATAGTGCTCTCCTTAGATTGGGTTTAAAGCACCACCAACACGGCGAGCACTTACGATTTGCTGATTGGCAATGCCTTTCATTACTCTTAGAACTTCTGCACTGACGATAGAACCGGTGTCCTGTGCATCCTTACCTGCTGTAACATTAACTACCACGTTGAATGCCTGATTAACACCACCACCTCCACCATTTGACTGAACGCCAAGTGCGCCATTTGGACCTCTAACTAAAGGCATCACTGCCTCTGGACCGGCTTCACCCATAATGCCCATCTTGTTGTTAAGTGGGAATGCAGTAGCTTGATTTATAACTCCACCATTCTTGAAAGGAACAACATCACCACCACTGAAGACATTGCCTTTAGCAGAGAATATCTTTGTGAGTACCGTTGAAATCATTCCACCTGTTCCACCTGAACTTGAGAATGATGCCTTGAACATTTCAAGTAGTGGCTTGATAATCATCATCTGAGTAACCAGATTGACTAACTCACCAAGCAGATTGCGGAAGAATGACTTAATGTCGAACGTACCCTTTGTGAATAAGTCGAACAAACCAGATTGAAGTCCTTTAGTTGTCGATTCAAGCATTGATGAAATGCCATCAGCAAGTGTCGGAATAGTATCTGCTGCACGTGTTAAGCCACGGGTGATGCCTTCATCAACAGATTGCTCTGCTATCTTTTGTTGTGCAATAAGGTCATTGATTGAAGTCTTCGCTGATGAGCGACGTTCTTCAAGTAAAGCGAGTTCTTCCTCTGCTGATTTCTTCTTTGTGTCGTACTTAGGGTCTTTCTTATCGAGCCTGTTGATGCGGTCATTAATTACTTGTTTCTGAGAATCGTACGGAGATAAAATAGCATCTTGTTTTGATGCTGCATCACGTTCTTGTTTTGTCTGATTTCGATTGGCAAACTCATCTCGTTGTTTAGAAATTGTTTCACTTGACTTGCGGAATATGTCGTCCACTACCTTCAAGTTCTTTTCACGTTCAAGACGCAAATCTTTTTCTAACTGTGCAGCTTCAAGAGCCAGAGTGTTCTGGTCCTTCATTGCTTTGTTAGTGTCGTACTGCGCAAGGATGCCAGCAACAAGTGCCGCTTTCTGTTCTTTTGTCTGACCAGTAATCTGTGCAACAAGTGCTGATGCCTGTTCTTCTAACTTAATGCGCTCTGCGTCAAAGCCATTCAGCGAAATATATTCAAGATTTTGAGTGTGTTGCAAACCAACCATCTGCTCCATCAAAGTCTTTTGTTTCGCTATTTCAGCACTGTGGTCAGCAGGCTTTCCTGCGGGATTATTACCTTCACCTTTAGCACCTTCAGTTACTTTCTTCTTTTCTTCTTCATCTATCGCCATTGCATCACTAACCTTTTTGTTAGCAGCAACAAGTTCTTTAAATCTTTGGTCTACACCCTTAACGGCCTGTTCAAAAGCAATTGATGTCGGGTCGCCTTTAAATGCAGCCTGCATACCCTTTTGTGCATACGCATACATCTTCTTTGCTTTTTCAAGTTCATCGTTGGCTATTTCAGTGTTTGATTGCTGACCACTATATTTCTTGATAAGTTCTGCGGCCTTAACAGCAATTCTGCTGATGACATCAACAATTGAATTCAACTGTGGCATTACTGAAGATGCAATCGACTTGCCCATGCCAACAAATGCATCCTTCATCTTTGCAATTTTGTCTTGCAGTTCGTCAGAGTCCTTTGCAAGTTTTGTAGTCGTCAAAGAGCCAACCTTAGACATATAGTCATAAAGTTCTTTCTTACCTTCAAGGGTTTCTTTAACTGCTGTCTTTAGTTTGTAGTACTCCGTGCCAAGTAACATGACCGCAGCACCTTGTGCACGTGATGAATTGCCAGCCTTTTCAACAGCCATAACAATATCTTCTTGCAACTGTAGCATAGATTTGTTTTCGCCATTAACATCCTTAGTGCTCACTTTAAGTTCGTCAAGAGCCTTTACTGCACGTCCAGATTCCTCATCCTGCTTAGCCAACTTCATGCCCAACTTATCAGCAGAACCAGTAAGGGCTTCGATTGAAGAACCCGCCATGCGTGCAGATAAGTCGTAAAGTGATAGTCGTTCGGTTGAGACATTTGTTTCTTTGGATAAGTCATTCAACTTATCTGCAGTTTCAGATACTGCTAAACCAATCGCAAGCATTGCACCTTTAACTGCAATTAATCCAGCAAGACCTGCAGCAACACCGCCAATAGCGGTTCCTGCTACTATTGCACCTGCTTCAGCAACTTCACCTGCTTTGCCAATATCTAGAAGTGCTTTGCCAGCACGCTCCATATCAGCAACACCTGCTTCCATTGATGCTGCTTTAGTAATTCCATTTCGTGCTGTTCGTGCCTGTGCAGGTGTGGCACCTTGTGCTCGTGCCGCAGCATACGCTTCACGTGCTAACCGTTTGTACGCTTCTGACTGAACATTTAATGCATTGCCTGTTGCAAGTGCTTGCTTTGAAGATACCCCTGATGCAACTGTAAGTGCTTGAGTTGCCGTTGTAGTTCCTGCGGTCTTGATGGCATTGTTTGCCATAGCCACAGATACAAGGCCTGTTGAGCCTGCAAGAGTATTAGTTGAAGATGATGCGGTAGAGAAGGCACTAACAGCAGAAGATACTGCCTTAAATGTGCCAAATGCTTTGTCACCAATTACTTGCAGACCTTCACCTATTTTTGCAAGTTCTGGTGCAATAAATGCGTACTTGCTGAACACGGATTGAATTGCTGTGCCCTGTACCTCCGCTTTCTTACCGTGTTCGTTAAATGCGGCGAATGCCGCTGCAGATGCAGACCCGAAACCCTTAACGGAATCTGTTGCTTCACCTACAGGCTTCTTGACATCTCCAATTCCGTCGAATGACTTCTTAAGGGTACCAACTTGCTGTTCCGTCTTCTTACTTTCGTTGGACAAGTCCTTTAAAGCAGATTTGACGGCATCAATTCCATTTGCTTTAATCTCAATAATCAGTTCGGCTAAATTCATTGGGCTTCTCCCTTATCGTTGTTCTGTGTTTTGGACCATTCGTTAATCATCGAATAGTCAAGATGCCGCAATGTCTCCAGTTCAAACGGATCAAATTCGGTACCAGTCATTTCGCAATATGCCTTCAACTCAAGGTAACTGAATGACTGTGGATTGCCCATAGAGTCATACTGTCTGCTCATTGACAAGTTATTGAACGCTTCCATAATGTGTTCAAACCCTGCATCAATTTCAGTCGGGATAAGTAAAGGAAATTGCTTTTCCAGTTGCTCATCCGTCCTACCTTGCTTCTTGAAGAACGCCCTGTTTGCTTCTAATTGCTTTCTAAGTGAAATACCTTGGCTATTAGGGGTGTCTAATCTGACTGTCTGCCTTACAAAATCTTCAAGATTCTTCCGTACCTGTGCGAAAGAAATTGGCACGCTGTGAGACAAACAACTCTATTTGCTCACGTACATAAACCAACTCGTCCATCTTGACAACTTCATTTGCTCGCTGAACACTATAGGGGCCGAAAGCTTCGTCTGCTTCGTCATTCCACCCTTGAATACAAGCAGCAACCAAGTCTTGGTTATCTTGCTCAAGTTTCAGAAAATCTTCTTCTTTCTTGCCTTGCTTTTGCTTCATTAATTCACGAGCCTTCTCTCGAAATGCTCGTGAATCGTGTCCGACAAGGTTGAAGATAATGCCAAGTCCAACTCCTGTGAGTGGGTGCTTTAACTCCATTGGAGTTACTTGGGGCATAATTTGACTAAGTTTCATAAGTACCTTTCGGTTATAGTTATATTAAAGGAGCAATTAAGCTGAGCGAGTGACTGTAAGTGCTGAACCTTCAGTGTCGTCATAAAGCGCTTCAAATTTCATTTCGACAGAAAGTGGACCGTCGTTCTGAACTGGAATTGAAGCAGTCGTGTACTTAACACGTGGGAACTTGAATGTAAGTGACTCAGAAGTTTCTGTGACTAACGTGAATTCAAGTGAAGAATCCGTGTTAGATACGAACTTGTTGTAGAAAGCAACGCTTTCGAACAATGCAGTTACAGTACCTGTGATAGCAACAACACCAGATGAAACGTCACGTGCACCAAGAACGCCTAAGGCATAGTTAGTCGTAAGGTTGTTGTTCAATTCGAAATTGACTGCTGACAAGAAGCCAACAACAACACCACCTTCTTTGAATGAACCGCCTTCATGGAAGAAACCTGGCTTAGATACAACAGCCGTAGGAGTTGTATCAATCGAAGTACCTGCAAAAACAGATGTGTTGGAACCTTGGAAACCGAAGGTAGCTGTGACAAGTTCGTTTAGAGGAACCTTAACTGCCATCGTAGAAATTGTCGAACCGTTGAAAGTACGGAACTGAGCAATATCTTGGAAACCTTGTTCGATAGCGAATGAACGCTTTGTCGCACCAACTTTTAGTACATTAGTTGACCAAGTACCCTGCATTGCTGCTTCAATGAATGCGTCATAGTTTGCTGGACGAAGAACAACTTCAAGTGAACCTTCTGTCGCAACATTGCCACGACGAGCATACG